TTACGGTCACGCTACCCGTAGTACCGCTAGCCGTCAGCGTAGTCGTAGTCGTGTTTGAGGATTCGTACGGACCGTCACGAAAATCAATCGCAGTCAGAGTCCACGATGTCGGGCCGTTTCTGATTAGCTTGCGCGGCCACTGGTTCTTGTGGACGATGTACAAAACGTCCGCAGACTGAACAAACGCTAACTCTTGAACTTGCGTCGCCGTGTACGGCGTCACCACTTCGTAGGGCAAACCGCCGCTAAGCAATTGCCCGTCGTTGGTGTAAAACCGAACGTACGACGGGCCGAACTCTAGGACGTACGCTTGCGTTATCGAGAACTCAAACGGGACGAGGCGCACTTCATTAGCGCTGTTTTTGACGTTTGCCACGTACCTCGTACCGGGTCTGCGCGTCAACCCGCCTTGAGCCGTAGGCACGTAGTTCAGACAAGTCGCCAACGCGTTCTTATACGCAGGAATATCGGAACGACCGTACGCTAACGGCGACCACTCGCCCGCGTTAAAGTTGTGCTGTATCCATGTGGTGCGAGGCATTACAACCTCGCAACCCACCACGCATCGTCGGCCGAGTCTTCTGGACCGGCTTCAAACGCGTCAACACGTTTAGCAAGAACAACCGCTTGCTGGTAATCCGCCATGAGCAACTGTTTCTTGGCGTTTGATTGCGTAAGTTTTTCGACGATGTCTATTGCCAAAGCCGCGGATATGACGTTGTAGAACGCTGAGTCCCACTGGGCTACGTCTTCAACGTCTTTGATGTACCGCAGATAAAGAGTGTCGCTATCGTTGGTAAGTATCTTGCGGCCTTCGATAACCCAGTCAAGATCATAAGTCGGCGGACGTATGACACGTACACAATCACTTGGAAGCGTGAACTGATAGTCGTAATCAAACGCAGGCGCGGTCGCGTCCGGAGCCAACACCGTACGAGCAAGCGCAAAGTTCCACTGGTGTTTGCGCAGCTCGTCTCGTCGATTGCTGTCGTAAGCCACTGAACACGCGCGAGCTTCCGGGCTGTTGTCGCTCAGGCTGACGATTGTCGCAGCGCCTACACGAAGTAGGGCGCTGTTGCAGACATCAATGACGGATTGCGACATGCGCCCGCCCGTTTAGTTGACGACCAAGAAGTCAAACACAGTAGTACCGGTAGCAGCCGCGTTGCCCGTTACCGTAAAGCTGCCTGCGCCTGCCGTGACACGTACAGAAGTCAGCGTTGCGTCCGTGCTGCCAAGGCTGACAAACACTTTACTCGCCGCCGTGACCAGCGAGTTTGTGATGACCACAGTGGACGCCGCAGCGGCAAATGCTGCTCTACCACTCAAGTTGTTGTTAGTCGCGTTTCCCGGCGTACCGCTGGAATCGGTGCTAACCACAGTCAATGAGTTGACGCGAGTTATGGCGGTCGTGCCAGTGCCCGTAGCTCCCAACGTGACGTTGCCCGTGGTGGTCGCGGTAATCGTCTTGTTGCCCGTGCCCGTCGAGGACAGCGTGCCAGTACCAGTAATGTTTGTGAATGACCCCGCCGCGGGAGTCGTTCCGCCAACTACGGCACCGTCAATCGTCCCGCCAGTTACCGCCACGCTTGGAAAGCTGGAACTGTTTACCGTGTAGGTGACGGTTCCAACGTCGGCGTAAATAGTAACCGTACCTGCAATTCCAAACGGGCCGAACGTCTTGGACATCGGCAACGGACCAAACGACGCGCCCGCCCCACCGATTCCAGCTACCGCGGAAGGGTTCGACGGCGTGAAAGCTATACGACCGGCGTTGTTATGGTTGACAGATATGTCAACGGTTTGGTCGCCCGAGATCGTTGTGGAATACGTGTTTCCGGCGGTTAGCGTTGCCATGAGAACCCCTTATCAACCAAGTCCAACTAAGTATGCGTTAATCCCGGTAGGCGAGCCGCCGGTACACGCGCAGCGGACATTCCCCGCAGGCAGATCAATACCTGTCTGCGATGCAGGCAACACCGTGTATTTAACGATCGAACCAGTAAAGACAGACGCATCAACCCACGTGCCGTTCGGCATCTGCACCTGAAGGCTGACCGTCGAACCGGCCGGAGTACCGTCAAAGAACACGATGTACTCGCCGCCGCGAATCGCCACGGCGCTTCCGGTAGCAGTGCCGTTGCTCAAAAGGGTGTACGAAACGTCATCGGCGCGGCGAATAGTCATGGCAGCAGCCCCTTAAAGCGGATAATTTTGCCTGAGAATAAAATTCATCAGGTTCTCTAGCGCCACTTTGAGTGATTGACGGTCGGTCACGTTGGTGTTGTTCACCACGATTTCGATGTCTTTGCTGGTTGTGGATGCTGTGGACGACGCCGCCTGATACTCGTTATCGCCTTTGTTTAAGCCGTAGTAGTAGGTCATATCGCAGACTCCTTCATTAGCATCAGGGCCGGGTTTCCCCGGCCCTTTAGCCATTTAGCTCGGCAACGAATAGAACAGGTCAATGGTCAACGTGCCGGACGCTGGAAGAGACGCGGCAGCGATAGTTACAATGACTTGTTCTTCGGCGGACAACGGAGCGGCGGCAACCGCAGCCACGTCACCAAATAACGTGGGGGCTGCCGCAGTGAACACCGCAGCCGCACGATATTTACCGGTCGAGCTTGCAGGGCCAATCGCCACCGTGGCTGACGCGCCAAGCGTCGCCGAAGCGTTGATGATCCCGTACGCAAACGTCGAGCCTGCCGGCAAGTTGCCGATCACTAAAGTGTCAGATGTGGTCTGGGTGTTCAACGTGAACGAACCACGCAAACGCTTCAGACGACCGCCAACTACTGTGGCAGCGGGCTTGTAGCCGGTAGGCACCGAAGTCTGGTTGGCACTGCCGGTAAGATCAGTAGAAAGATAAGCAGGCATTTCCTACTCCTTACTTGCAGTTGATGATTACGCAGCGCTTCTCTTCCAGACGCGCGCCACCGAACGTACCGGTCACGTACACCTGCCAAGAGTTACGCTTGTCTGCGCGGCGGTCCACCGAAGCTTGGATGTCGTTCCACATGCCAAGGGCCATGCCAGACTTGGCGTAGCACGGTACCATCCAGCGCGTGCCGGTGACGTACGAGCCATCCGAGTCGGCAGAGGTGATCGACGGGTTGATCGCGGTGTTGAAGCCAGAACCGCCCGGGATCCGCTCGGTGACGATGAAGTTAAAGCCCATGAACGAGCTGATCTTACCGTTCACCAACACCGGCTGGGTGTTGTAGTCGAGGCTGATCGCCTGAGCTTCGTTCAACAGATCGTCGTGTTGCTTGGCGGTGATAACGCAGTAAAGCGGATCGTTGTCCACATCCACGTACGCTTCCAAGAGCTTCCGCTTAGCGGCGCGCAGCTTGGCGATGTTCAGACCTGTGGCTGCCGAAGCGCCAACCGTAGCTGCGACAGACTGGCTGTTCGAGTTGTACGCGTACAGCGTGCTGGTCGACACCGTGCCGTTTTCGCCAGTGTTGTTGGCGTTGAAGAATCCTGAAATCAGTTCGTCGTCAATTGCGCGACCCATCGCCATTACGCCAGCCTGAGTGTATGGGCCGGCTGGATCGATCAGCATACGCAGACGATCTTGGTTGTCGATCAGATCCGCCCAGTCATAATCGTTGGGATAAATCCAACGCTTATCGTGCGGGGTGCTGATCAGCGGGGTGTCGCTGTGACGCGACTGGTTCCGAACTGGCGAAACCTGACCGAACTGTTCGGCCATCGAAGCGGCTTTGCCCACAAAGCTGTAGTTCATACAGGCGTTGCGGAGCCGGGAACCCTGCTGCTGAAGCAGCATCATGATGTTTGTACTGTACTGCTGTACAAACGCGGTATTAACGTTGACTGACATTGCAGCCTCCCACGGAATGTTGACAAAGATTGCTGCGGTTAAGGCCGCTGCCGCCTTTGGCTTGTCCTCGTGGGAGGGGCCAGATTACGTCGGATCTGGTGCGGGGCTTAGCTCAGAATGTCCGCTTCTTTTGAAGCTCGCTTTCCTCGCGTCTGCTTGTCCGCTTGCGACACCGGATTTAACTCCGATGGTGACGTTTGGACAAAACTATACAACGCTGATGCGGTTTCCACAACAGCGCCGATATCATAACTGGCCGAGGGCTTGCAAATCCCCCACGCCAGCTCAA